GAATTAGCCTAGATTGTGGTTATTGTGAGATTCTATTGAGGGTTGTAAAGATATCTTTTATATACTTAAAAGATAGTAAAAGATTGTCAACCAGTAGTTGTTCAACTAAAGGTTGTAGATTATTCAAGGATAACTAGAGGTTGTATTAGATATATTTGAGAATGATTACTATTCGCAAGATACCCCTACATACTGCCACCCCCCCTGTGTGGGGTATGTATCTAATGCTTATACATTTTTAGAGAGTTTAGATGTAAACTAGATAGACTCGCCCTGCTTTAAAGACTGAGCTATATAGCTGGACTGTCCCAGATAGGAAGTAGTAGATGCTTCACCCCCTGGAGGGTGTTACCTTAGTATACACCTGTTTCTTACAGTTGTCAACGTCAACCAGGAATAATTTTAAAAAGCTGTTGTCAACTAGCTGTAAACTTGTTATAATAATAGTTATGAATAACAATTTTCTACCAGCATTAGATAATAAAAGGAAGTTGACAGAACAACAGCAAACCTTTCTTTCAACTCTTGCAACATCAGCTAAAGGAGACATTAATAAAGCTTTGGATATTGCAGGGTATAAAGAGACTTCATACTACAACGTAATAAACAATTTAAAAGAAGAGATTGTAGATGTCGCCACAAAGATTCTAGCTAAGTCAGCACCACAAGCTTCTCAGAAGTTAGTTGAGATACTTAATAGTGATGACCCAATCCCACAAGTCAATGCTAAACTTCAAGCAGCCCAGACTTTGTTGGACAGAGTCGGTGTTGCCAAACGAGATAAGATAGATGTTATGCATACAGCTTCAGGTGGAATATTTTTAATACCTGAAAAAGAAAAACTAATTGATGGTAAAGCAGAAGAGGTTGAAATAATAAATGATAAGAAGGAATAGTTCTACTATACCTTTTGGTTACAAGTTATCAGAAGATAACAAAACATTAGAGAAAGTTGACAAAGAACTTTCATCATTGGAAGAAATGAAAGATGGTGTTAAGTCTGGAGCTTTCTCTTTAAGAGGAGCAGTTGAGATTTTAGAACATCAAACTGGTCGCAAGTTATCTCCTATGGGATTAAAGAAAATCATAGATAGAGATAGCTTTCAAAAACCAAAAGGATTATTAAGTAGAAATGACGAGACAGTATAATTATAGCTTTGCACATAAAGCCAAGATAGCATCACGAAGAGCTGTTAAGGATAAAGAAAAAGAAATTAAAAAGCTAAGAAAGAATTTAGAAAATAAAACAACGAGACTTAAAGCTAAGAAAGAAGCTTTAAGTATTGTACAACATGGAGAACAAACGAATGAAACGAAAAGTAAAAAAGGGTTGGTTATGGAAGAAGGGCAATATAATGTCCTACCTAAATCAGTTAAAGAACTCCTTGAAAAGGAAAAAGAAAGAATAGTATTCAAACCTAATGATGGTCCTCAGACAGAATTCTTAGCTGCACCAGAGCAAGATGTTTTGTATGGAGGAGCAGCAGGTGGAGGAAAGTCCTACGCCATGCTCGTTGACCCATTAAGGTTCATGCACATTAAAGAACATAGAGCTTTATTATTAAGAAAGTCTATGCCTGAACTAAGAGAATTAATTGACAAATCTAGAGAACTTTATCCTAGCCTTTCCAGGCACAAAGTTTAGAGAAGTCGAAAAGATTTGGAAATTTCCTTCAGGAGCAACCTTGGAGTTCGGTTATCTGGACCGAGATGCTGATGTGTATAGATATCAAGGTCAATCATATACCTGGATAGGGATTGACGAACTCACTCAATATCCAACAGAATTCCCACTCCAATATTTGCAGTCACGATTGAGAACAACTAATCAAAAGATAAAATGCTACATTCGGTGCACAGCAAACCCTGGGGGTGTCGGAGGCAACTGGGTTAAGAAAAGGTATCTAGACCCAGCACCTCCTAATAATAGTTTTACTGGTGTTGATGAATTAACAAGAAAATTTATACCAGCACGATTAGATGATAATCCATATTTAGCCTTAGATGGTAAATATGAAAAGATGTTACAATCTTTACCACCAGTTCAAAGAAGACAACTCTTAGATGGAAATTGGGATGTTTCCGAAGGAGCTGCTTTTGCTGAATTTGAATATGATAAACATTGTGTAGCTCCCTATGAGTTACCTAAACATTGGCAAAGAATAAAAGGAATTGACTATGGTTATGCAGCAGAGTCTGCAGTTATATGGGCAGCCTTAGACCCAACAGATGAAACCTTAATTGTTTATAGAGAATTATATAAAAAAGGTTTAACAGGAGATGACTTAGCTAAACTTATTTGGCAATATGAAAAAGAAGATAAGCTTTCTCCACAAGGAGTTTTAGATAGTGCAGCTTGGGCAAGGACTGGCACAACAGGTCCGACTGTAGGTGAAGTCTTAACTACTGCAGGACATAAACTTAGAAGAGCTGATAAGAATAGAATTCAAGGAAAAATACAAATACATGAACGATTAAAATTTAATGAGAAAGGAAGACCAAGAATGATTATCTTTAAGACTTGTCCTAATTTAATTAGAGAACTACAGGGAATACCTGTAGACCCTAATAGACCTGAAGATGTAGATACTAAAGCTTCAGACCATGCTTATGATGCATTAAGATATTTAATTATGTCTAGACCTAGAAGTCCAACGCCTTATGAAAGAATGAATCAAGTAAAAAAATGGATACCTTCAGATAGGGTATTTGGTTACTAATGTTTAAAATATTAATACTAGCTTATTTAATTGGCAGCGACCCAGTTATAACACAACAGAATTTTGAAATGCAAGGATGGTACAATACTATGGATGAATGTCGTACTGAATTATTAAGTCAACATCCTGACCAGACTTATCAAGTAATGAGAGAGTTTGTAACCGATAGTAATTTTAAATGGGATTGGTTAGTTGCAGGATGTACAAATGAAGAAACAGGTGAGAAGTTTGTAATTTATCCTACTTATCCAAAAGGTAAACCACCAGAATTAGAAGGATTAGAATTTGAATTAAAAGATATAATGATATGATGCCTTTTCCAGAAGAAGTCTTTTTGTTTCTGATGTTTATTTTTATTACCTTATATCTTATATTTAAAGTTATTCATTTTATTTAATATGCCTCTATATACATTTATAAATAAATTAACAAATAAGAAGTACAATAAAATTATGTCATATGAAGAACTTCTTGAATATATTAAAGACCCTAATATTGAACAAGAATATAAGCTGAGTCTATTTAGATGTTCTGATAATAATGGTGAGAAAGACCAGATTGTAGATTGGTGTCGAGATAAAACAATTCATGGGAATGGTAAGTTTCAAACTTATGGTAAAGTAAAAACAGACCAACACAATCATAATTATAAAGTATTGAAAGATAGGAAGCATTTTAGTGAACCGCAGGAAGATTAAAATAAATACAAAAGCTAAAAGAGAAATTGACAAGTATCCTCTTGTTGAAGTCCATTGGTATGATATTGTTTCAGATTCCAATTGGCAAAGTATATCAGCTTGTGAGAAAGCAAAGCTTCCTCCTTGTGTAACTAAAGGACATCTACTTTCACAAAAGAAAGGTTTAACAAGGATTTTTGGTGATTATTCCTTATCAGAAAAAGAAGAAGGGTCTATAGATGAGATTGCAAATACGACTTTAATACCTACATCTGTCATTATAGAAATTAAAAAGATTGTTGACAAACGACATTAATAAGTGTATTATTGTTAATATATATCAATATTGGAAGGTTTAAATTATATGGCTTTACTACCTGCTGCTGATAGAGAGAATCAACTTATGCAAACTGAAGAAGTTGCAGAAGAGGGTTATGATGCTCTTGTTGGTTTAATTAATAAAAAATTTCAAGCTTGTAAAGATACGAGAAATGATGATGAGAATAGATGGCTACAAGCTTATCATAATTATCGTGGAAGATATTATAAAGATATTCATTTTACTCAACATGAAAAATCTAGAGTCTTTGTTAAAGTTACTAAGACTAAAGTTTTAGCAGCTTATGGACAAATTATAGATGTTCTATTTGGAATGGGTAAATTTCCATTAGTCATTCAAGAAACAGAAGTTCCAGAAGGTATTGCTCAATACGCACATATGAATCCTCTTAAAGAACAAATGGGGGATGATAATATGCAACCGACTCCAACTGTTGAAGGAAATTTAGAATATACTCCTGGTCAACCTATGAGTCCTACTTCTAATTTAGGATTTCCTGGTGATGGTAAACCTTTAGCAAAAGGTGCTACCTTTGATTCTTTAAGTGAAAGTTTCTTAGGTGGATTAGAACCTGAATTAGAAAAAGCTGAATTATCAGAAGGACCTGGACATCTTCCAGAATTCCCTCAAATTAAACCTGCACAAATTGCTGCACGAAGATTAGAAAAACTTATTCACGACCAATTAGAAGAATCAAATGGTAATGTTACTTTACGTAATGCTATTTTTGAATCTTGTTTATTAGGAACAGGAATTCTAAAAGGTCCATTTACTTATAATAAAACTGTACATAAATATACAGGAACAGGAAATGGTACTGCTAGAGAATACACTCCTGATTTTATTAAAGTTCCAAAAGTAGAATTTGTTAGTATTTGGGATTTCTACCCAGACCCTAATGCTAGAAATATGGATGAGTGTGAATTTGTTATTCAAAGACACAGAGTTAACCGACATCAATTTTTAGATTTAATCAATAGACCTTATTTTAGTAAAGAAAAAATTGAAGAATGTTTAGCTGATGGTCCTGCTTATCAAAAATTAAGTTGGGAACAAAATATAGATTTAGAAGGAAGTTCGACTGGAGATATAGAAAAAAACAGATATGAAATTTTAGAATATTGGGGAACCATTGATGCTATGACTGCAAAAGAACAAGGTCTAACAATAGACCCTGATATAGCAGATACAACAGAAGTTCAAGTTAATGTTTGGATGTGTAAAAATAAAATAATTAGAATTGTTGAAAATCCATTTAAACCTTTTAGACTTCCTTATCAATCTTTTCCTTATGAAAAAAATCCATATAACTTTTTTGGAATAGGTGTTCCAGAAAATATGGATGATGCTCAAGCAATTATGAATGGTCATGCAAGAATGGCAATTGATAATTTAGCTTTAGCTGGAAATTTAGTTTTTGATATAGATGAATCTGCTTTAGTTAATAATCAAAACATGGAAGTATTT